TGAACTGCGCGGCGCTGCCAGCCGTGGTGACAAACAAATTGTAGAAGGAAGTCAGCACCGACTGCGCGAGGGCTTTGCCCTGCTGGGTGGCGAACTTCGTGATCTCCGCAGCCGAGGATTTGGAATACTCGGTGTCGGACAGCGAAACGGTGACGATGCGGTGGGTGTCCACGTTGATCGTGACCTTGTTCATCGTGCCGCCGTCTGCCTCGTATGAGTCAGCGAAGGTGGTCGCGGTGAGGTTAGCAATAAGCGGAACCTCAACAGACGCCCCACGACGCACCACCTCGTTGCTGTAACTGGTAGTGAAAATCGAGAGCGGTTCAAGATCCGCGGTGAAACTCTCAAGCGCCGCTTGGGCGATGAGACGGTCGTTTAACGAGCTATTAATTGTAGCCATATGAAATTAGTAAATGGAAGCGATGATGGCGCGCTTGTTGGCGCGGTAATACTCGACGGCTTCCGAGCCGCTGAGTGATTCAAAGATTTGCGCGGCGCTCAGTTCCTGCTCGGCAGGCTGGACAACCACGGGCTCAAGGCCAACAGAAGCGACGATTGCCGCAGCCTGTTCGCCAGCACTTTTGGAGGCCGCGAGCAGCGCGGTGATCTCCTCGTCCTTGCTGGCCGACTCGGCGGTCAGGCGCTCGACTTCGGCTTTGAGGGTTTCAAGTTCCTTGGCGATGTCCTCGCTGGCTTGCGCCTGCGCGGCTTCGGCTTCGACTTTGGCGGCGAGGTCGGCCTGGAGGGCGTCAACTTTGGCCTGGAGTTCGGCGTTCATGTTATCTTCCGAGGAAGTGTCAACTGCTCCGTCTGCGACGGGGGCTTCGACAATGGGCTCCGCGACAACTTCGGCGGGAGCAGCTTCTTCGGCTTTGATGGTTTTGGTCGTTTTGCGGGCCATAGAGTTTTGGAAAGTGTCAAAGCGCGCACGGGCGGCTTCGGGTGTGATGGAGGCGGCGGCTTCGATGCCGTCTTCGATGGCGTCGGCAAAACCGAGGGCCACGGCTTCGGTGGCATCGAGCCACGTTTCGTCATCCATCATTTGCGCGACTTGCTCGGCTTCCATCCCGGTCTTGCGGACGTATGCGTTGACCAGTGTGGCTTTGAGCTTGTCGAGGATGTCGGCTTCTTTGCGGAGTTCGTCGGCATCGCCCATCGTCATGCCCCACGGGTTGTGGATCATGACAAGCGCGTTGTCCGCGATCAGCGTCTCGTCTCCGGCCATAGCGATGACCGAGGCCATCGAAGCCGCAAGTGCATCAATGTGAACAACTAAGCCGCCTTTGTGCCGACGTAGCGCGTTGTAGATTGCGGCTCCTTCGACAACTGATCCGCCGACAGAATTGATGCGGAGGTGAACACGTTGGCCGGAAAGTTTTTTGAGTTCGGCGAGAAAGGATTTTGCGGTGACGCCACCAAAACCGATCTCATCATAAATGGACACTTCGGCTTCGCCGTCTGCGGTCTGTTGAATTGCATACCAGTGGCGACTCATTGCGCTTGCTGCGGTGTCAATGCCTCGCCGCTGTTTGTCGGCGGTGCAGGGTTGGGATTGAAAGTGGCAATGCTGTCGGCACTGATGCCAAACTCTGCGGACAATTCGGCCAGATACTTGGCCTCGACGGCGCGCTGGCGAAGCTGGTCTTTCCACTCAAGGCCGCGCTCGCTGTAATCTTCCGAGTAAGTGCGGAGGCCCGCGCGGACATCGTTGAGGTTGGCTTGCGCTTCGCGTCCGTAGTCCACAGACGCTGCCGCTGGGCGCTGCCATTCGACGCGCCACCAATTTTCGTTCTGCGGAATAAGGCCGCGTTGCATACCGAGCGTGATGACGTGGGCCCACACGCGGGAGCAGAGGCGGTCAATGAGTAGGGCTTGCCGTTGCTCAAAGGTGCGTTGCGCGCGGACGAGCACGGCGCGCAGGGCCGCACCGCCAGCGTCGGCAGGACGTGCTGCAAATTCCCAAGGCACGCCGATGTTGAGGCAGACTTCGCGGAGGAGAAGGTCGCAGAAGTCTCTAAAGTTTTGCGTGGGGCGGTTCGATGTCCACGAGATCAGGTCTTCGCCCATGCCGAGGCGCGGGATGGCGCCGCCCGCGTTGCCGAGGGATTCGACAGTGACTTCGCTGTTGTCTTGGCTGTTGACGGAGTGGGTCGCCTCGCCAAAGAAATCCGCGCCCTGCGGGTTGGAGGACTTGATGGCGAGAGCGATGTAGGAGGAAATTTTGAGCGCCATCTTTTCAAAGCTGATGGCGTCCGACACATCGCGGAGGTGGTTGATGGACGGGGCGAGCGGCGTGACGTAGCGGAGTTCGTCGCCTTGGCTGGCCTCGCCAACGTGGATGAGTTGCTGCGCCGGGATGTCTTCAAAACGCTGGGCCGGGTCAACGCCATCGCCGACCAGGTGGCGGTAGAAGATGGGGCGTAGCTGCGGATTGACCACCACGCCGTCGATGATGTTCTGCGCGCCTTCGCGGGCGGTCGGGTTGCTCGGCTCGTAGATCGAGGAGCGCGCGTCACCGATGCGGTGGGCAAGGATGAGTTGCAACGCGGGATACCCGGTCGATTGCGCGGTGGCGCGGAAGAAAACCTCGCCGTCGCGGTCGATAGCGACCGAGGCGATGCGCTGCATTTCGCGCCATGTGTAGCGGCCTTGTATGTCGGCCACGCGGCTCCATTGTTCAAAGAAAGTTTCGGCAGCATTGTCCCATGCTTCGTCGCCGCTTCGGGCCTGCGGGCGGATGCCCGTGCCCGTGGCGTATCTGGCCTTTTCGCAAATCAGCCCACGGACAAAGGGCATGTTGTTATACACCCAGCGGCTCAACTTCATCAGCCGTTCGCGGTCGGCTCCAGATACGTCGATGTGGCTATCGGTCGCGGTGGCGTTGTAAGGGAATCGGCGCTGAATCGAAGGCCGCGCGGCATCGTAGCTTTGCGCCTTCGGGCTGAAGGCTTTGGTCACAAGTTTCCAGCGGTCGGCGAGTTTCATCAGTGCAGCGGGTAGTTGAAGGCCGCGATGGCGGTCTTGCTGGTCTTGCGTGTCAGCCAGAGTTCCAAGTTGGCGGCGCTGAGATCCTTAATCTCTTTCCAGCAATAGAACGCCAGATCCGCGACGGTGCCTGCGGTCTGGTCGGGCGGGAGCGAATAGGAGTAGCTCTTGCCCCCCATACTGGCGCTGACAAGAACGCGCCCGCCCTCCTTGGCGACGGTGAAGTTGTTGGAGGCGATGGCCTCAAGCGCCGCGACTGTCTTTGTCGCGTCTTTGTTGTTGGCTACCCAGACTGAGAAAACAAAGGAGCGTGGCGACATTGCTCACGCGCGGCGGTGTCAATCGGCGCGCTTGGCCTTTTGCTTGGCGCGATACTTGGCCCACCGGGCTTCGACGGCGGCGCGAGCTTGCTCACTGCTTCGGGCTTTGCTTGGCCCCTTAACCTTGCCGCCCTTGCTGCCAGTGGCGCGGGTGTCCACGAAACTGGCTGGCAGGGGCTTGTTGCAGTTCGGGCATTTCACGCCCGCAATGTTAGATCGCATCGTTGCCAACCTCAATAGGAAGCTCCAGTTGCGGATCGGCGGCTTGAACGCGGGCGACTTGAACAAGGTGCGCGTGGCGAATCACGATCTCGGTCAGCTTGAGAGCGGAGGCGAGATCGTAGTCGTGCTGCTCGTTGAAGTGCGCGGCGGTGTGCGCGATTTCGGTGATGTTCATTGTGTGTGGTGATTTGCGCGGGGGATGGAACCCCGCGCGGGGTGCTGGTTAGATGAGCGGATGATTACTGTCGCGGAAGCCCAACATTCCCCTTGCCCCGCTCTCGGTGAATCGCATGACGAATCCGTGATGGCTGCGGAAGTATTCGCCATAAACATCCAAGAGAGCAAAAGAGCCTTCGTGGTCAGGATGTGGCACAATGCGCTGATCGGCGCTGAGTTCTGCGGATTGGTTGTAATTCGCAATTGCGTCCGCGCACTTGTTGGCGATCAGGTCGGCAACGTGCGAGCGTTTAATTTCATTCGCAAGCGATTGAATTTCGTGGAGCGTCAGAAGCAGTTGGTTGGCAATCTGCGCGGCGGAACCCCCGCGTCCGTTGGTGGTGTGTGTCTGTGTTTTCATTACGCCCCCAAGATACGCCAGCCGCTTGCGTATGCAAGCGAAAAAATCACTTTTTTTAAAAATATTTTTGCCCCCTGCTAACCCCTTGATTTTGGGGGTTTTACTCTGTGGAATCGTCTATCCTCAAGCCGCCGCCTGTGGCTTTTGCGCCTGCGTCTTAAAGACCCCGCCAAAGTCAGCCAGCGCCGTGACCATGCTTTCGCAGTCAAGAAGGTGATCGTCCCGCTTGCCAATGCGCGTCCAGAAAGCCGTCTCGCGCCCGGTCAGGTGGTTGCGCTTGACCACCTTTTTGTGCGCGTTGATTTGGCGCTGGTAGCTCTGGGACACATCTGCGGCCACCGTCCATTCCGGCCCTGCCCCGCTTCGCAGCCATTCCAAAATATCCTGCGTCAGTTGCGATGACCAAAGCATATGAATCCAGCCCTTGCGGAACGGGCGCACAATAGAGGCCGCGCGGCGAATCTCTTGGCCCAACTTGATCGGGTAATGCGCGCGCTCCTCGCCCTTGCAGGGAATCCAACGGTTTTGCATACAGCGGTCGTAGACCTCTTGCGCTCGGAAGCCGTAGTCCACGGCGACCAGCTTGGCGCGGATCGGCCCGACCTGACGCATCACATCGAGGCCAAGCTCGGCCACCTTGGATTCCACATCTTCCCAAAGTTGCAAGCGGCCTTCGTCCACAAGGCGGCTTGACCCATCGCGGGCAAACGCGCGGCAGACAAACCAGTAGTGATCCATCTGAACGTCCACGCCCATCATTCGCACCTCGCCATCGCGCAACGCATCACGCAGCGCATACTCGCCAAAGGGGATCACCCGCTCCTCCTCGTTCATGGATTCTTCCCACGGTTCGGCAAGCTGGGATTGGATGAAGTCCATAAGTCCAAGCAATCCGGCCTTGGCCGTAAGAAATTGCGCGGCCAGTTCTCCAAAGTCGCAAGAGCGCCAAGGGGCATACAGGGAATTGAGGTGGTAGCTGCGGCGGTTCATCGGTGCGCCGGGGTTGGTTGCCTTCCATTCGCCGCGCCGAATCATTTCCATCTTTTGCCCGCTGGTGATGGGTTGGTCGCACGATTCGCAGTAATAGCGCGCCGTCTCTTTGACCTTCTCCAGGTTCCACGTTTTGCCGTCTTCCAGCTTGGCATCATCCGACCAGCGCACGCGCGGCCACTGAAGGCGCTGCATATGCTGGCAGTGCGGACACGGGACGAAATAATAACGCTGGTCGCCCGACAGAAACGCTTTCCAGATTTGCCCCTCGGCGGTGGTCGGCGTGGAGACTTTGACCGTCAGGGAATTGGCGAAGGTCTTGGTGCGGT